TACTAAGGCAGATCCTCCTATAGCTATAGCTGGTAAAATAGATAGAGTGCAGAACCGTATTAACGAACTTGAACTGCTTCCTCCACCATCAGGTAAATACAATTTCTATACACCTCCAAACGAAAATGGTGTATTAACAGATACTGATGGTTATAGAGAATGGCTTTCTGAAGAAATTGTTCCTGGTATTACAAGAAACCAACTCATAGAACAGAAAGCATCAGAATTAGATGAATTAAGATATGATGAAGTTCCGTATTGGCAATCTGTTCGTGATTCTGTAGAAAGGGAAATAAGATGTAATCTTATAGATCAAGGGTTTTACTGTAATGGATTCATCAATAATAATCCAGGCAGTGGTATATTTAGATTCAGGGTTGAGAGTCAACCAATAGGTGATAATGCATTAGACGATGAAGATTATAATCCAGTTTATGATTCTAGATATGATGTTTATCATCGTTTACAACTTGACTTCTTTTCATCTTTTGATTCACAACTTGATGGTAAACCATTAAGAGATGTATTTTTCGATGAAAATGGTGAACGTTTACAGGGTGGTTCCAGGACAAGATCTGTTACAACTACAGCAAGTGGAGTTATAGATTTACAAGAAGGATATGTTAAGGAAACGTGGGATGGATTCGGTGATGATGAAGGACACGAATGGGACAATGGATATACAGTTGAAAATGAAGGTGGTTTTTTAGATGATGGAATCACAAGAACTACCACTGATGATCCTACTCCTATGGCGACATATACACTTCCTTCTGGTTTGTATCCTGGTGAAAGATCAAACTACTATCTTAATAGTTCTTATCCTACTGTGTCTGATACATTACCAAATGGTGTAACAAGTTTTGAAACTGAATATCAGTGGAGGGTAACTTCATATAATATCATATCAGACGATGTTGTCGAACAACCAAACATCGTGATAACCAATGAGAACAAATATAGTTCTGTTGATACTTCTATAATTGATGTTATTTATACAATAGAGGGAGATGAAGACATAGAATCTGCTTCTATTGAATCGCTCTATTATTCTGCAAGTGGAAAAGCTCCTGAATGGGAACAGCATACCGAGCTATCGTTCCCAACAGATCGTCCTGTTGGATATGAAGCCCAGAGTATAGAAAACCCAACAATATGGGTTCCATATGGCTTAGATAGATCTGGTCCATCTATAATCAAAATAAACCATCAATATTATCTATGGTACAGTAAGAACGATTCGTTCAATCAGCCTACGATTGTACATGCTAGAGTTAAGACGTGTGATGTATTTGGCGAGTATAATGAGTCATTTAAAACACCTAATACAACCCTATATTCTTATAATGGAACACAGGCTTTGTATGCACCATGTGTTATTTATGACAGTGGAATATACAAAATGTGGTTGACAATGAATGATGGTGGCTCAAATTCAATAGCATATACAACTTCTGTAGATGCTGCTTCATGGGAACAGCCTACTGTTGTTACAGGATTACATACTGACATATATATGCCAACAGTTTATCATGATGGTGTTACATATCATATGTGGTATTGTAAAACAGATGGAACATCTAAAATCTACTATGCAACTTCTGATAATGGTTTTGTTTTCACACAATGTAATGGTGGTAATCCCGTTATCCAGGATTCTTATAATATAAGTTCACCATGTGTCATTTATGATAATGAATATCATATATTTTATGCCAAGGACGATGTGTTCGGTGACAGTAGAATATATGAACAAACTTCTATTGATGGTATTAATTGGTCTAACGAATTACTTATTATAGATATAGAAAATTCTACAAATCCTTTTGTGATTACAGATTACTATTTTGGTCATAGCACATACAGGATTTATTATAATGTCATAAGTGGTGGCAATACAAGAATTCACACTGCTATTCTAAATGATCGAATATGGTCTGAGATAAGTGTTGAAGAAGGTGGTTTGGTAGGTGAGCTGTATAATTTATCGTGTAGTAAATTCGGTAATAGTGGTAATGTATTACGTGTATTACTCAATTCTATGCCTGATCAAGTTAAAGATGTAAATATTGAAGATTTAACATTTGGATTAGTATTTGAAAACGATCTTGATGCTAAGGACTATATTATTCAATCTTCTTGGATCACTCCTGTAACAGATAATAATTATGAATGTGAATTAGAACCCGATTCATTCACATACAATGAAGAATTAAAAAGTTTCCAATTTGGAGGTATTTTTACTAATGAGTAGTACAGTTACAGGTAGAGCTGTTGGTATATCTCCATTTATAGTTGTTTCTTCTGAAGAATTGACATCTTTAAAGTCACATGATATTACAGATGTTGATATCGATGGAGTAAAACCACCAACATTAGCTGATGGTGCTGCATACAGTCCAGCTATAAATATGTTCATACAACCTCATTCAACATTCAATTTCAATAAAATAACAGAACCAAAGTATGATGGTATTGCTGATAAGATAGGGAGAGTCAGCAATGTGCCAGATTTCATAAGCGATTATCATTTTATAGGTATTATGAGAAATGTAGATGAAATCATTTCTCCAGAGTACAGAGCGCATATAACTGTGAATGCACATTCTCCATCTACTATAGGACCACCGAAAGGATCTTAAAATGGCTTTATCAACAAGTGATAATTTGATGTTTTATCCGCTGTATTTTATTTTTCATGATCAGTGGCATTTTCAGACATGGACATATAATACTGAAACAGGATGGTTGCCTCACCTTTATGATCACAGGGGACACATGCATTTCTTCATGTTGGGTCACAATGCTTTTAATAACGGTCAAGCATACCGTGGTCAACAAAAATACCATTTCACATTAACAGATGACTGGTCACCAAGAGTAACAGACGATCCTAACCAAACACAAAATATTGAAATTATAGGTACTCCAAGGTGGTATTTTTGGATAAGAGAATTTTGGCGTAGGGTTTATATACAATATTGGGATGATCCAGACAACCCGGTAGATGGTGGAAATCATGAAAAGCTGGGTATTAAATATGATGCAAGTTTACCTATACATACGTATGGTCCATATAGAGAGGGTAAAGACAACTTTTTCTACAATGTTGACTTAGCTAGAACATTACCAGTTGAATACTATCGCAATACAAAACTATCTCTTAGGGATCATTGGATAAGAAATACTCCTGGCGATCCTCATAACGGACAATGGAATTGGGATGAAGATGCATTCGACGATTATACCGAGTGGATTATCCCAAGGACAGTTATGGCTGGTGTTCAAGACAATCATCCTGTAAATGGGAATCCGTTGGATAACCCAGCTAGACGTTTTGGTTACAATGATTCCAACTATATCTATCCAACAATAGAATATCAATATTATCAACACCTGGATTGGGAAAGATTACCAGGTTGGGAAGAAAGAGATGTGGATAGTACTACATTTGGAGATGGTTTTGAGCTTGAAGTTACAATACCGTTCAAAGATGAAAATGATATTATTCAATCCCCATTTAGTGATGATGATGGCAATGTTGGCTCTCCTGGTTCTTATTATCATAATTTTGAATCAAAGCATCCAGATAGAGTTTTACGATATCCATCAGAAGATTTGTCTTTTGAAAGTAATGTGTTGAATGTTGTAAGAACTAATGATCCAGGTGGTCATAATGTTGTTTATGATTCAACAGAGTGGTTAATACCTCCTTCTCTGAAAGGACAAAAGGCGTCGTTTCATGTACCCTCACAAATAGTTGGGAATGAGGATGGGGTATGGGTAGAACAATGCCTAGGAGCTATTGTAAAGGCAAGGGCAAAGGTTACAATCAAAGATAACTTCGGTGGTCAATATGATGTGTGGGTAAATAGTTCTCAATTTATGGTACAGGACGATTTTGAAGGTTCTGATCAAAATGAGTCAGCATAATATTACATTACAATTGTTAACAATACCAGACAATGTGTCTGCAACTTGCGGTGAAGGTATTAATGTAGGCGTGTGTGATACTGGTTTTGATTTCAAAAATGTAATAATTTCAAAACAATTGAAAGCCTATAGGGATTATACTCATTCAAATAAATGTGTTGGATATGATCATGGCACTCAGATAGCAGAATTGATATGTAAGATTGCTCCAAAATGTAATTTATATCTAGCGAAAACAATAGTATTACAGAATGGTAAATATGACTGGTTGATTGAAGCATTGAGTTGGATGAATACACTGGAATTAGATATTATTAATCTTAGTCTGTCATATAAAAAGGATGTTGGTCAGATTAAGGAATTATTAATTGAACTGAATAAGAAGTGTTTTATCGTCGCATCATACGGTGGTTCTGTTAGACCATATCCATCAATGTATGATTGTGTTATCAGTGTTGATTCTTTCAACGAATCAGACGATATAGATTTGTTTGTTCCCAATGAGGTTTCATCACGTATGAATGACGGGAACAATAGACGCATTAAAGGCAGTAGTATATCAGCTGCTTATGCGACTGGTTTGATAGCGAATATATTATCTTATCATAAACAAAACATGGATGATAGTAGTGATGATATGTGTAAACATCTTAAAGACATAAGTATCAGAAATTATCCATCCTCATATGTATCGTCTTCTTCCATTGTGTGAATGTTTTCTATAATATCACCTTCAAAATCACTCAGTGTCCTATCTTCCATTTCAGAATTTTCTGTGCTGATAAATAGGCAATTACCGTTTAAATCAACTGCATAGATTCTAAAACATCCAAAAAATTCCTCAAGGTATTTTATTATGCTGTTTACATGTTCATCGCTTATCCTGGCATTATTATCACCTGTCATATATACAGACATATGACAACCTCTTATATTTTTATTCGTAATATTGTTTGTTCATTACTAAGTTTTCTCTCTTCTGAATCATCATATACAATAAGATCTTTGTTAATAGGATAACCACAACCCTCTACTTCTTGAAGATCTATTTTGATAGCATCTCTTGATCCATCTTTGTGTATCAGATAAAGGTTTTGACTGGCACGACTGCTTAAACCAAGTCCTCGTTCACTGAATGAATTGGCACCAACCAACGACGAAGATCTCCCAAAATTGTCTGATATGTATGCAGAATGCTTGTGTCCAAAAATGATAAAGTCTATAATAATACCATTGGCTGCATAGCACCCTCTTATATCATCAATAACTTTTTCAAGATTCTTTTTGCCTTTAATCCTTCCATGTCCATGGAAAAGAAGGACGTTTTTTCCATTTACTTCTATTACCTGTTCTAGAAAATCTCCGCTAAGGAACTTTATTCCCTGTGTATCTTTGAAAAGATAAGCAAGGGTATTGTAGATTGTTACATCATAATTATTGTTTACAAGTTGTTTTGTATATCCAACTTCCTGTCCGATCCTTGACTCATTTCCTGACACACATACACATGTTAAATTATAGTCTTGATTAAGATCACGTAAGAATTGTTGTAGTATATCAACTGCAAGGAAAGATGCTTGTGCACGATTTGTGGCCTGGGATAGCAGCTCATCTAATCTTCTATCTGAATTTAAAAGGTCTCCAGTCATTGCAACAACTATATGTTTGACATATGAAGGATCTAATATTTGTTTGATACGTTTAGCAAAATATGCTAATCTGGCAGAAGCCTTTTTGAATCCATATTTGTTGTTTGGTAAGTTAACTAGTTCGTTGAAGTGCGGATCCGATATTTGAACTATTGCAACAACACCATCTGTATTTTGCTTATCGTGACATGTCGTGTGTATATGTATATTATTATTTGTAAATACTTCTATTAATTCTTTGGAATACTCTTCTATTGCATTGTCTATGCGTGAAGATTCTCTTAGGGTTTTTCTTGCTATTCTTGCTTTGTCTTGTGCTTTTTGCTTGCTTGCTGTGAGTTTTGCAGTGTGTTCCCAATTTGAATTATATTCATCGTTAATAGAATATTTTCTATTTGTATCAACGGTTAAAATACCCTGCTTCAGCATTTTACACATGAGATCACTAACAGATCTTCTTTTTCTGTTTAATTTTTTTGCTACATCACTTGGTCCAATAGGAACATTGATATCATATATGACATCAAAAATTTCCTTACGTTGTGGACTTAATAATGCAACCATTTCTTCATATCTACTGTCTTTAATTGCCCGGTTGCGCAGTTTTCCTGCTTCATTGATTGATATATTCAGCCGGTCTGCTATATCTCTTGTTTTTGAACCTTTTTGTACTAAGTGCTTTACGTGAGAGAAAATATCGCTTGTTTCCATTCTTGTTTCCTCTTTTTTATGATGGAATATGGAATACACATGCAACAATATATCTGAATCAATGTGCAAGTGCAAGCACGAGTGTGAGTTTTTTTTGATTTTAATATTAAGTTCGAATATTTTGCCGGTAAGCTCTTTGTATATAATGTACATTTCCAATAGTCTGTCGTCAAAAAAACATGACTCTGATTTGAACTCACATCAAATCTGTGATAAGTTATGTGTAGTTAAGTACGGAAAATATTAACTGAAAAAGAGGCTCAGAGATGCAGACTATCAATCCCTACAGAATGTTCCAAGGTGCAGTCATTCCCAATTGTTTACTCAGGAGGAATGACATTAGTGCTGGTGCAAAATTAACATGGGCAAGATTGGCACAATATGCTGGTAAAGACGGAACCTGTTATCCAAAAAGAGAAACTCTTGCATTTGAAATAGGAGTTCATGAAAATACTTTGCGCAAATACATAACAGAGTTGGTTAATAATGGTTTCATCTATGAGGAAAGACCTGGGAAAAAAGACAAGTTGAATCATAAGACAATCAGATATCACTTCCTGAATCATACAATTTTTATGGGTGACACATATGAACCTGGAGATGGGAATTCTCTCCCACCCACATATGGGTGTGACTCCGCACCCACACAAGGGTGTGCCTCTCCACCCACACATGGGTGTGACTCCTCTGAAAGAGAATCATATGAAGAGAATCAAAAGAAAAGAAATCAGAAAGAAAAGAGTGTTGACTCGTCTGGTAAAACAGACTCGTCTCATTTAACTTCAAAGGAAAAGATTGAGCTTGCATTGTCAAGCTATGATGAATATAGATCATATATGAAGTTGGATAAAGTATATGAGAAGAAGATCTCTGATTGGACCGCTAAAGATTTCACAGTATTCTTTTTTTGTGGAATGGCAAACTATAGTCCTATCGGTCCAGTCTCACTTCCAACATGGGGTAAGGATGTGAAAATTATGAACGGTTTAATGAAAAAATATGGTAATAGTACTTTGGAAAAGCTGATTGTTACATTACTTAAAAATCAAGATGAGATCACAAAAAGAATAAAACGTAAGTTGAATGTCAATATGAGTACACTTACAGTACCATGGATTATGGATATAGTTGCTGATATTGCATTTAAACAGGATGTGAAGAGAATGACACCTGCTGCTATAAAAGCATCTAAGGCAGCTGAAAAAAGAGCAGAGATATATCGTAAACAATTGATGGAGAAGAATAATGGCAAAAAAGACCAAGGTAAAAGTTGAATCTGATGATAATGTTGCAGTGCGTGAAGATGAGCAAACTGTTACATTGCCAATATGTGTTGAAGCTGCAATGAAAAGCATTAACAAGACATATGGTGATGGATCTATTATAAGGGTTGGTGACTCAAAGTGTAAGATGGTTTTGAAAGACAGGATTCCAACTGGCTGTATGTCGATAGATATGCTTGTTGGTGCCATTTCACGTATTTATGATGATGATAATGAGGTTATAGGATATAGCCACGGTCTTCCTACTGGAAGAATATGTGAAATATTTGGTGGTGATGGTTCCGGCAAAACAACATTGTGTGATCATATTGTTGCGTCTGCTCAAGAACTTGGTAAAAGATGTGCATATATAGACATGGAACACACACTTGATTTGGAATATGCAAGCAATCTGGGGGTCAATGTTGATGAATTATTTTTTGCACAACCAAGTTCTGGAGAGGAGGCGTTAGATATAGTTCATTCATTGTTGGAAACCAATGGTTTTGGTGTTATCATTGTAGATTCTGTTGCATCGCTTGTTCCTAAAGATGAACTTGAAAAGGGTATTGGTGATGATACTATTGGTTTACAAGCAAGACTGATGTCAAAGTTTTTCAGGAAAAATAATACACTTATTGGGAACTCGAATACTCTGTTGGTATTCACCAATCAAATTCGTAGTAAGATAGGTGGTTTTGGCGGGAGCACAACGTCTGGTGGAAGAGCATTGAGGTTTTATGCTTCTCTACGGATAAACCTTATTCAAAGTTCAAAGATTTTGGATAATTCCAGTGGTGAACAGATTGGTCAATTAACAATTATAATTGGAGAAAAGAATAAAATTTCTCGACCCAAAGTAAAGGTAACCTGTCCGTTGATTTATGGGCTTGGATTCGATTATCATAGAGATCTTATCGAAAAAGCTGTTGAATTTAATGTTATCAGTCGAAGAGGTTCTTGGTATGTACTTGATGATGAATCAATAGGTCAGGGTGCTGATAATGTTGCATTGTTGTTGAAAACAGAACCTGAGCTTACCGATAAAATAACCAATAGAGTTTTTGAAGAATATATGAGGCAACAGGATGAAAAAATCGGTATCGAAAGGGCATAGAGAAGTATTGGAAATTCTGACAGAAGCATTTCCACTGGTAAAAATACGTCAGGAATTTAGTGTTGATGTTTATGATAGTTTCAATAGAAAACATGTGTTGTTTTTTGATTTTTTCATAGAGGTGTTTAGCATAGCTATTGAGGTGCAAGGCAGGCAACATTTTCAACATGTAGGCTTTTTTCATGGTGAAGGTGGGCTTGCAAAACAGAAATTGAACGATAGATTAAAAAGAGAGTGGTGTATCGAAAATGATGTTGCGTTGATTACCGTTGATTATGACGAAACAATATCTAAAGACTTGATGATGAGAAAGATAAAGGATGCAATATCATGAGTGAAGAGAAAGTTGCACATAGTGTTGATGATACTGTAAATGATGATGAAGATATAGTTAATGACAGTCAATTAACCAGTGATTCATTGAGTGATAAGGCTCTTGAAAAGGCTCTTGAACACAGTAGTTGTCGTGAAATATTCAAGAGTTTTATGATGGATGCCGAAGAAAAATTATGTCTAAGACCATTCGAAAAAAGTAATGTATGGGATAAAGACAGTCCTCTTGAGCGTGTTATTCATTATATGAGGTGGAATCCAGAATATCTGACAGATTGTGGATTGGAAGAACTTCATGAATATGAAATGTGTTTGGCAGCTCATGTAGTGTTTGTCCAGAGTAAAGAAAACCACTGGAGAGCAATGTGTGATATTTCAAAAAGGGATACACAACAAAAGAAAAAACTTGCAGCTTCTAAATGTAAAGGGAACAGTGTTGGTGAACGTGAAGCGTTAGCTATGGAACTATTCCCTTCGTTGAAACGTGCTGCTCACATGCACGACGTATACAAAATGTACATGGAGAAATGCGAATCTATGGCTGAGGCATTTATGCAAATGGACAACAGTTTGAAAAAATTGTTGGCTACCCGTAGTAATGAGTATAGATATGGGAGTAACTAAAGTGGCAGACGAAAGAATTGTAACGAGAAAAAGTTTAGAACGAGAAGAAGCAAGCATCTACGATACTGGTTCAGAACGTGCATTGCTTGCGTGTATAATGCAAGATGGAAAATTGATGTACGAAGCTTTTCCAGTAGTAAAACTTTCCGATATTTACAATCCGTACAATCGTAAAATTTATGAAATAATGAGATTTCTTTTCACTTCTCAGGCTAAAACTGGACAAGAAGCAAGTTATGATGTCATGTCTATGCTGTCTGTAGCAAAGAAATTACATCGTGAAGAAAGTTTCCTGGAGAACACTGGAGGTATGGAACACCTAAAGGCTATTGAAAATGCTCCTGTAAAAACAGATGCATTTCAGAACTACATCCAAAACATTCTTTCTACAAGTTATAAGGTGCAGATGTACAGGAAGGGTAGAGATGTACAGCTTGAAGCGTTGAGTAATAGAACAAACGATATAGGAGAATTTGTTTCAACGGTTGAGGAAAAAATACTTTCAGTATCAGCTAATCGTAAGGATGATTCTATTGTAAGGATTGGTGAAAATGCTGTTGGTTTTATTGAGAAGTGTGAAAAGAATAAGGGGAAAGACGTTCTTGGTGTTACTATAAATTTTGCTCCAAAACTTATGGAGGTTTTGCAGTGTATTAAACGTAAACAACTATTCATTCTTTTTGCACGTCCTAAAGTTGGTAAATCTGCATTTTTTGTTAATATAGCTATAGATGTTGCATGTTTACAGGGGATACCTGTATTTTATATGGACACCGAAATGTCTGAAGACGAACAACTGTCTCGTACTATTTCCAGGTGGTCAGGAGTAGACGAGTGGGATATTATTGATGGTACATTTGCTGATAATCCAAAACACAAGCAGGCTGTTTATGAAATAGCCAGTTTATTATCTCAGTCACCGTTCTATTATTCTGCTGCACGCGGTGTAGGTAAAGAGGAATTGGTCAGCAGAATACGTCAATTTAAAACTAAATATGTTGGAACTGAAGAAGTGGATGGCGAGATACGTACAAAACCATGTTTGGTTATTTACGATTGGTTGAAAGTTGCTGATGCAGAATCTATGCGTGGTTTGAAAGAATATCAAGAACTGGGTTTCTTGGCGACTGCAATGAAAGATGTCAGTGCTGAACTTGATATTCCAATTGTTGCTGGCGCACAGGCTAATCGTATGGCAAAAATGGAAGGAGTAGATGGAACATCATCAGAGTATGCTGAAGCATTTCTTGCTGATTCTGATAAAATCTTAAGATTCTGTACGTGTTTGATGTGGTTGAGGAAGGTTACCAGGAATGAAGACCTGTTAATACAACAGGTTGGTCCTGATAATTATTATAATCAGGTTCTACATGTTGTGTCCAATCGTTTAGGACCTACGTGTAATGAAGGAATACCATTCCACTATTCTGCTAAAACAATATCATACGAAGAGTCTAATGTGGACATGAATATTTTTGAAGCTATTGGAAATGGATCTTTACCTGAGAGCGATGAACAAGAAGAGAAAAATGTCAAAGAAAAAGAAAAAGAAAATGATAGATGGTAAATAATGCTAAACTCAGTCGCATATACTTAGATA